TCAGACGGCAGCACGAATTAATGCGTCAAATGAGCGCGAAATGATGAGACTACGACAAAAAGAAGGAGAAACACCATGAAGAGAACAGTAAGAACGAACGGCGCACCGCCACCGAAGACTCCGACCGCTTCTAAATTTGAAGAAATACAAGATCAGGGTCGCGTTCCTTTTAGTGACTATAAAGAAATAGCTACGCCCAACACGGAGAAAGGTACGGTAACTACCGGAACGTGCCGAGGCATGGGTGCTATGCTTCGCGGTGGTAAGTTTACCATTAACTAATGGCTGCTAATGACGAAGACGAAGATCTTTTACTAGCTGACGGTCTTGATGCTGCTTTTATAGGTACGGGAGAACGTTGCGGCCAGCCCAACATTGCTATTTACGACAAAGACAAGTGTATAAATATACTTGCAGAAAACATGTCCTACGAAGAAGCTGTGGAGTATTTTAATTTTAATATTGCGGGCGCATGGGTAGGGGAACAAACCCCTATTTTTGTAGACCTAGAGGAAAAATACCTATGCCTTTAAAAAAGGGTAGTGCTAAAAAAACAGTCAGTAGTAATGTAAAAAAATTGAGAGGTGAGGGGTATCCGCAGAAGCAAGCGGTTGCTATTGCTTTAAACAACGCCGGTAAAAGCCGACGCAAAAAGAGAGGTTCCACATGAAACATTACGTTTTGTTAGGGGTAATACTGTTTAGTGGCTGTACTTCAGTTCAGCAGGTCATGGACAACAAGGATTTATATTGTAATCAGTTGTATAAAGGCATGAGAGCGGTAGGTCGTTCTGCCCTGTCCGCTACCACAGGAGTGGTTGTGAGAGACGTATGCGATACCATCGATGGCATCATAGCCGAGGAGCAGATGCCTTCCGATAAGGTAGGCGCGTGATGAAATTAGGGGGCTTGCTCAAGTCTCTAGCCCCTAACATTGCCTCGGCGGCGGGTGGGCCGTTGGCGGGTATGGCTGTTAAAATGGTAGCGGCAAAGTTAAGCTTGCCCGAATCTACCACAGCTAACGAAATCGAAGATCTCATTGAAAGAGAGCCAGACAAAGCCGTTCTTGTTAAACAAGCAGATGAAGACTTTAAACTTAAAATTAGAGAGATGGAAATAGACCTTGAGTCTTTTAAGACAGAGGTCGAAGACCGGAAAGATGCAAGGGCAGCCTTTGCTACAGACCTAACTCCTAAACTTTTTTCCGTGCTAACGCTTATTCTCTACGGAGCTTTTGTGCTTATGGTAACGATGCTCCCTCACGATCAAAATGATGAAACGATTATTTCTTTAGTTTTAGGGCAGTTATCGGGCATTCTTGGAACGGCAGCGGCTTTTTACTACGGCGGGTCGAGTGGAAAAAAATAAGATGTATGATTTAATTGAACAGCTAAAACGCCATGAGGGCGTTGTTAAGACCAATGACCGTCACGTAATTTATAAGTGCCCTGCCGGTTTCTATACGCTCGGTATAGGCCGCAATGTGGACGCTAACGGCGGCATTGGGCTTTCTGACGAAGAAGTAGAGCATTTGCTCGAAAACGACATTATCCGCACGATTAAAGAACTAACCCGAGAGTATGAGTGGTTCCGAGAGCTTTCTGACGGGGCCCGCCGCGATGCCATTATCAACATGCACTTTAACCTGGGTGGTCCAAAGTTTGCTACGTTTAAAAAAGCTATCGATCATATGTCTAAAAGTTTATACGACCTCGCTGCTACCGAGTTTTTAAATTCAAGGTGGGCCAAGCAAGTGAAGGGCCGGTCAATAGAAGTTACTAATCAAATAAAAACGGATAAATACGATGTCTGATCCTTATCTTTTTAATTGCACGATTGTAAAAATCATTGATGGAGATACGATTGATGTCGATGTTGATTTGGGTTTTGGTTGCTGGGTTCGTGGTTCTTCTGGGCGCATCCGTCTTTTCGGAATCGATTGCGAGGAGTCTCGCACTAGAGATTTGGAAGAAAAAAAATATGGACTACTTGCGAAAGCGTTCGTTCAAGAGTTCCTGCCAATCGGATCGCAAGCAATCCTAAAAACGCACGAGAAGGGCAAATATGGTCGCTATCTTGGAGACTTTCAGGTCGATGGACTATGGCTATGCGCCAGTTTGCTGGCTCATCACCACGCAGTACCGTATCACGGCCAAAGTAAGCAAGAAATTATTGCCGCACATCTAGAGAACAGGAGGAAGATAGTATAAGATAGTGTCTAATTTAATAAGGAAATATAAGAATGGATTTTATTAAATTAGTACAGTTTCTACAAAAAACAATTCGTGAACGCAGACAAAGCATTCGCGAAGTGTTGGAAAGTAACAGCATCCAAAACATGGAACAATACCAGCACTTGATGGGTGAATTGGCTGCGTTATTTTATATAGAACAGGAACTCTCGGGCCTACTTGAAAAACAGGAGCAATTCAATGACTGACAGTGTGATTATTACCCCACAGGGTGTAGGAGCCAAATCGGCCACTATGCCCAATATAGAGCAAGCTTATGTTGAACCAGATGATCGCGTTCTGGACCCTTCCACGCTTAGTGCCTCTTTAATAGATAGAATGCCTTCCCCGACGGGTTGGCGAATGTTGGTGCTGCCCTATCGGGGAAAAGCCATGACGTCAGGTGGGATCGCAATAACTAAGTCCACGCTAGATGAAAATCAAATTCAAACTGTCGTGGGGTATGTTTTAAAGCAAGGTCCGTTAGCTTACGGCGACAAGGACAAATTTCCAGAAGGGGCGTGGTGTAAAGAAAAAGATTGGGTTGTGTTTCCTCGTTACGCGGGTTCTCGTTTTAAAATTGAGGGTGGAGAAGTTCGTATCTTAAATGATGACGAAGTCATTGCCACTATTATGGACCCAGACGACATACTTAGTTATTGAGGATAAAAACATGGCGCAAGAAAAAAGTAATACCCACGAGCAAGATGATGGTCAAGTTGCATTAGACTTTCAAGATTATGAAGAAACTACCGTAACGTTGCCTTCTGCGGACGAGGAAAAAAAGGAACAAACAGATGTTGTTGTGGAAGAAGACGTTGTAGCGGAAGAAGCATCTGACAAAAATGCTGGTTCTGACGATGAATTAGCAGATGTTTCTCAAAACGTTAAAAAAAGAATAGACCGTTTAACTAAAAAAATGCGAGAGGCCGAACGGCGAGAGCAAGAAGCTATAAACTACGCTAAAAATGTTCAAACAGAAGCACAACAATTAAAGTCTAAGCTTGAAACAGTGGATCAAGGCTATATGAGCGAGTACGGTAATCGCTTAAATATAGAACAAAAACAAGCAGAAACTGCCATAAAAGAAGCTTTAGATAGGGGTGATTCGGAGGCGGTTGTACAAGGCCAAAGAAAATTGACGGAGCTTGCTGTTTCCGCGGATAGATACAATAACATCCAACGATCTAGAGAAAAACCGCAGCAAGAAGAAGTCTCCAATGTTCAACAGGAAGTTCAACAGCCACAGGCGCAACAGGCTCCTGTAGCACCCGACCCGAAAGCTGAAAAATGGGCGTCTGAAAACGAATGGTTTGGGAAAGACGAAGCCATGACGTTTGCGGCTTTTGGTATACACAAACGAATGGTAGAAGAAGAAGGATTTGACCCGAAAGGCGATGAATACTATGATGAGTTAGATTCTCGCATTCGGGGTAAGTTCCCGCAAGAGTTTGATAACGGTTCTGGCAAACGACCCGTCCAAAATGTCGCCGGAAACTCCCGCAGTAGAAGTAAGGTTGGACGCAAAACGCAAGTAAAACTCACCCAAAGCCAAGTCGCTATTGCGAAAAAACTTGGGGTGCCACTAGAAGAATACGCGAAGTACGTTAAAACTTAGGAGAATATGATGTCATCGACTAAAAAAGGGTTTGAGGGCACCAGAACTCCTCGCGCTACAGAGACTAGAGACAAGACTTTAAGGCGAAAGCCTTGGGCCCCCTCTTCTAGTTTAGATGCACCACCTGCACCCGAAGGGTACAAACATCGGTGGATACGTTCAGAAGCTCGTGGCTTTCAAGACACGAAAAATGTTTCTGCACGATTAAGAGAAGGTTACGAGTTAGTTCGCGCTGATCAGTATCCTGACTTTGAAGCTCCGGTAATTGATTCAGGTAAATACGAAGGTGTAATAGGGGTAGGTGGGCTTATGCTTGCTAAAATTCCTTTAGAAACTGTTGCAGAGCGCAATGCCTACTACAATGGCCGCGCCAAAGATTTACAAGAAGCAGTGGACCAAGAATTACAGCGAGAAAATGCCCACAATAGTATGACGATTAGCAAGCCTGATCGTCAGTCTCGTGTAAACTTTGGTGGTCCTCGTAACGAGTGACCTTTTTAAGGAGAAGAACTAATGGCAAATCAAGAAACAGCCTATGGTCTACGTCCTATTGGTTTGGTGGGAAGCGGTGCTAACTCTACGGGTATTACTGAGTATGAAATAGCTACGAACAACACTAATCCTATTTTTAATGGTGAAATTGTTGTGCCATTAGCTTCAGGATTTATAGATCAGGCAGGTGCTACTAACGGTGGCACAACTCAAGCACTAGGTGTTTTAACTGGTGTGTTATATCACGATTCGGTCCAAAAAAAGCCTGTGTGGATTAATTACTGGCCTGGATCAAACGGCGTAAGCGTAGACACAAATCATCCTGTCCGTGCTTATGTTGCAGATAACC